CCCTTTTTTATTCCGCACCCTGCTCCTCGTTCATCTGCTGCACCATCCCGCGCGTCTTCCGGGTGACCTGCACGCCGTTGATGGTGTTCGCCTCGCGCTTGGCCTTCGCCATCGGGCTGCGGGTCAGGTCGCTGTACTTCGGCGGCTGCAGCCCGCGGTCGCGCATCTCCTTCTGCATCTGCGCCCACTCGTCGAACAGCGCGGCGCGCGCCTTCTCGTCGCCGCTCGCGAACGCCTCCTGATACTGTTTCTTCAGATCCGTGGCCTGCTCACTGAACAGCTGGGTGACGTTCTTCACCGACCGCGCCTGCTCCATCGCGCGGGTGTCGGCCACCATCGGGATGCCCAGCCCCTTCATGGCCACGTCGAGCGCGTCGATGTCCTCGGTCGCGGTGGTCACGTCGCCCCGGCGGTTGGTCTTGCCTTCCTCCATCATCGCGTACGCCTTGAGCGCGTCGCCGATCCCCTTCGGCATCGCCGTTGCAAGCCCGTTGTAAAGGTCACCATTCATCATCTGGCCCACGCCGTCCAGGATGTTCGGCGCGGTGGTGCCGATCAGCGGCCCGCCGACCGCCAGCAGGAAGTTCCCCATCGACTCCTTCGTGGTGCTGCCCGTCTCCCAGTGGAGCGGCTCCGCGATGTCCCCCGCGCCTACCTTGCGCGTCACGTCTGCGCCAAGCAGTGCCGGCGCCCCATGCAGCAGGAGGTCGGCGGTATCCTCATCGCCGATCATCTTCCGAAGCGTGGTCTCATCCGTATCCCCCTCCTCCCCGAACACCATGTTGATTGCCTTCGCCAGCGAGCTCGCGAACGGCACGCCCAGGCCACCGGCCAGCAGCGCGTAGTGCCCAGCCATATAGGCGAACGCCTTGCGCGCCACGGCGCGGTCAGCCGGCGACTCGCCCGCGAACGACTCGTGGATCATGCGCGCGGCGAGCGCGGTGTGGATCACGTTGAATTTCTTGAACTGCGTCACGACGCGCGTCGCGTCGCCGAAGCGGGTCGCCCCGGGCATGAACGCGCGCGGCGCGTTGGCGGCCGAGTAGTCGCCATACGCCTGACGGATCAGGTCGGCTGCCGCCTTGATGCCTGCGGCGTGCGCGGCGTCCTTCGAGAGCCCGCGGCCCGTCGACTCGGCGTGCGTGAGGCGGTAAGCGGCGAGCGCCGAGCCGATCCGGTTGTACCCCTCGAGCCCGCGCGCGGCGGCCGTCATCACGGTTGTCACCTTCTGGAACACGCCGGAGACCTTGCCCGCGAACAGCTTCGGGTTGCCGTAGTCGCCGTCGTGCGTGGCATCCATCAGGCCCTGACGCTGCAGCTCCGCGAGCGCGGCGCGCTCATCGCCGACCCGGCCGACGTGGCTGGTGGTGTCGGTGCCGAAGATCGAACCCTTTTTGCGCAGGCGCGCGGCGTCCATCAGGGCGGCAGTCATCTCGCCATAGGCCCGGTTGCCGTGGCGCGCGATCAGCGGGGGCGCTGCCATCGTGAACGGCTGCGTCACATACTGCAGGTAGTGGGCGGGCGAGGTCAGCAGGCGCCACACCGTGTTGCCCATCATCAGGCCATCCATCACGCGGCTCGGCGCCGGGGTGTTCATCTGCGCGGTCTGCCGCTTCATGAACTCGTTGGCGATGTCCTGACGGCTCGCACGCTCGGACGGTGTGGCGCCCTGGCCGACTTCGGTCTGCATCGCCGCCATCGCCTTCTGGACCCGGTCGCCATGCAGCAGGCCCGAGACGAAGCTGTTGTGGCGCTCGCCATTCTGGAAGAACGACTCGAGTGCCTCGGTCGGCTCGACACCGGCGACGTTGCGGCGCTGCATCTGCCCCTGCCGTGCGGTCGACTCGGCGACGGCGCTGAGATACATATCGTTGAGCTGCTTGCTGAACGCCTCGGCATACTCCTTGCCGGCCGGCGTCTCGCCCATCATCTGCTCGATCTTGTTCTTCCACTTGGCGAGCTGGTTGAACGTGGTGCCGCCGTTGTCGCGCATGTGGTCGGACTTGGCCATCGCATCGACGTTATTCTCGCCGAACTTGCGGCGCAGCTCGACGGCGCGGGCGTCGGCCTGCCACTTCCACTTCGTGTTGCTGTAGATGTAGTGCTCGGGGTCCTGCTTGAGCGAGTCGAGCCCCTTGCGGTCGCCAGTCAGCGCGGCGTGCGCTTCCTCGCGCTTGTAGGTGTCCGACTTCGCTTCGACCACGAAATCGCCGTGGCGCCGCAGCGGCGTGTACGGGCCCTCGAGACGCGGCACCGGGATCTGCGGGGCGTCGTCGCCCAGCATTTTCTTGAGCGCGGCGTTGGCGGCGTCGAGCCGGTCGAGCTGGTCGTTGCCGTGGCGGTCCATCGCCTTGATGACGTTCTGCACGTGCGCGGGCAGCGCGTCGAACTTCGCCTGCATGCCACGATCGACGGTGACGTTCGGCTTCCAGTCGGGCACGTAGCCCCACTTCTGCGTGGTGGTCGCCTCGGTGCTGTAGCGGCCAACGGCGTCCTTCTCGTGCGACTTGAGCGCGCTCGCGTCCTTGCCCACCACGCCGAGCTCGTCGCTCAGGCCCTTGCGATACGCCGCCTGCTCGCTGAGCAGGTTCATGTATTTCTTCGGCGCTTCCATTCCCAACTTGTGGGACGCGTAGTCGGCCAGATCGTGACCGAACGCAAGCACGCGCGCGCCGGTCTTCGCGGCGCTGCCGAGGGTGGTGGCGACTGCGCGCGCCGGACCCTGTGCGGGCGGCGGCAGCTTCGTGATTACACGCTCGGCTCGCTCGGTACGCTTGGCAACGGGCTCGGGCTTGAACTCTCGGCCGCGGCTGGCGAGCTCGGTTCGTTCTCCAGGAACGCTTTCAGGCGATCCTGATTTTTCGGCTGAGCGATTTCCGAACGCCTCGGCGCGCTGTGCTGCGCCATCGCGCGTGCGAGATTGAATCGCCTCTGGAGATTCTTTGACATTTTTAACCACCTCACGCATATATGCTGCTGCTTTCGGCGCGTGCTGCTCGAGCGCCGCGCGGCCCCGCTCGGTACTATACATGGACCCCAGCTGCGCAAACAGCTCGGCTTGTCCGTCAGCGCGGTTCAGGTCACCATGCAGGTCACGATTGAACGGGTAGTCGAAGTACGCCTCGAAGGCGCCGCCGGCTGGATCGTTGCTGTACAGGTCGTGCAGCTCCTTCGCCACGGCGCCGTGCGGCACCCACTCATCGTGCACCAGATTCATGCGCATTTCGGGCTGCATCGAATAGACGCCGCCGTGCAGCGCCTGATCGAGCCCGTGGAACACTTCATGGGTGACGACGTGCTGGACGAAGCGCGGGCCCTCGTGCTGTAGCGCGGACGCGCTGATCGTGATGCGCGTGGTGCCGTCGCGGTTCAGGCTGATCACACCGGCGGGCGCGTCGGGGCGGTTCGTGACATGCCACTGGTCGACCGCGTCCACTGCGTGGCCGATCCCCAGCCGGTTGAGCACCGCCATCACCGCGCCCACCGGCGCGTGGTCGTTCTCCATACCGCGGAACTCGTGCGAGCGCGACTCGTAGGACTCGTTGAATTCGTCGGAGCTAAGCCGGTCGACAACTTTCGCTTTGTCGGCGAGCGTGCCGTGGCCGTTCTCGACGAACTCATCCCAGTCACGGCGGAGCGATTCAGGCAGGTCGTCGTAGGCGACCCCGCTCTCGACCGTCTCCTCGTGCTTCTCCCACGCCTCACGGCCGCGGTCCTCGGAAGTCTTCCACGCGTCGGAGCCCTGCTCCTTGGCTTTCGCCTCGAGCTCGGCCTGCTTCTTGGCGTCGCCCTTGTCGCGCGCCTTCAGCCACTGGTCGGTCAAATCCCCCGTGTCTTTCCAGTTTGTCTGCGAGCCGCCGGGGGACTTGATCTTGCCCATGCCCTGCATCACGCCGCGGTCTTCATTGCCGTAGAGGTCGTTGCCCTCGACCCGGCGATCGTCGGAGAACTCAGGCGTCGCGTCCTCGGCCTTCTCCTTGTGCTCGTCCTTGTCATAGCGGACATCGGGCGCGTCCGGCGCATCGTCATGCAGCATGTGCATGATGTCGTCCGGCTTATAGCCGAGCCGGTGCGCCGCGGCGAGCACGCGCGGGCCAAGATACTTTTCACCGACCAGCTTGGTGACGGTCGAGTGGTCGAGCCCATACTTCTCGCCGAGCTCGCGGTGCGACAGGTTGTTGACGAAGTGATCCTGCAGGATCTCGAAATCCCGCTCGGCCTTCTTCGAACCCTTCAGCGCCTCGCGCCACAGGTTGTCACGGGCTTCGTTCTTCGCCGCCGACCCGTCGGGCTTGGCCGGGGCCGCCGGCTGCTCCTCGGGCTCGCGCACGTCTTCACCGCGCGCACGCGCTGCGGCGCGCTCGTTGTATTCCTTCTGCGTGGCCTTCAGGTCCGGGTTGGGCTTGGCGCCCAGCTCACTCAGCACACGCGCGACCTCGGTCTCATAGCGGGCCGGGTCGTACTTGCCGCGCTGGCCTTGGAACGTGCTCCACTCGCCCTTACCGTCGAACATCACGTTCTTGTCGGCGCCCTTGATGTAGAAGCGTCCGTCCGGCGCGTCCTTGCCGAAGTTAACGTGCTCGTCGCCACCGATTGCAACCGGCACGACGTCCGTGGCGTCGAAGTTCTGACGGATGCGCACCACCGCGCGGTCCGAGGGGAACGAGTATTTGTTCGGGCCCTGAACGCGCAGCGGCGGCTCGTAGTTCGGGTCGTAGGCGCGCGGCTGGGTTACTTCTTCCCGCCCACCAGCTTCCGCGGTCCGGCCAGCCCCATCGTCCCGACCAGATACAGCGGCATCCCGAGGTGCTCCGATATCCGCTGCTCCCTCGCTTCGTACGCTGCCGTCTCGTGCGGCTCCTGCTTGCTCGTGCACCGGTTGTCGCAGCTCACCTGCTGGTCGAACTGCATCGGGTCCCACGCGTTCGGGTCGATTAGCGACGTCCCCGGCAGGGGTTTGCACTTGTCCTTCAAGTCGTCCACGGGTCATTCTCCGGTTAAGTTTGATGCTGCCGCCTTCCTTGGCGGCGGGTGCGGCTACCCCTTGGGCGGCTTCGGCAGGTCCTGCGCGTACATCGCCCGGTTGGGATTTTGGAACTTCGGCGGTTTGGACGGCTTGGGCCCCTTCTGCGGGGCGGCTGCCTTCGGCGGCGGGCTGGACTTCAGCGGCGCCACGCTCGGCGACTTGACCGACGCTACGCTGGTCTTGCCCATTGACACTTTGCTCGGCGCCGAGACTTTCGGCACCGGGGGCTGCTTCAGATTTGACAGTTTGGGCATTGGGATCTCCACCGAGGATTTTGTTGCGCCACGCGGTCAGGATGTTGACCTTGTCGAGCGAGGTTTGGGCTTTCGAGAAACCCAGCTTCTTGATCGCGAGGTCGATCTTCGCCGCGGCTTGAGCGAGGTTCGGCGCCTCATTGATGCCGGTCAGCTTCACCAGCTTGTCGATGTCCTTCATGGTCGGGTACGGACCCGGGCCATTCTCCGGCCGATTGTCGGGGGAGCTGACACGGTCCTCGCGCCACGCGTCCGACAGCAGCTGCTCAGCGTCGTGCTGCACCGGCGACTTCTTCGCCTCCGCCTCGATCAGCTTATCCACCGCCTTCGTGAAGTCCGGCGTGCTGCCGTGGTCCTGGCCATTGAAGCGGTGCGCGCCGGCCACCGTCTGGCCGAGCTGCTCGTGCACGATGTCGGCGCGCGGGCCAAGCTTCGAGACGAGACTGTTCACCGCCTGCTCGCGGCTCACCGCGGCGGCCTGCTGCTGGGCGGCCTGCGCGGCGGCCTGCTGGTCCTGAATGCGCCCGGCGGCCTGCAGATGCGGCTGCTCGCGCGAATCGAACAGCTCGCCCTGCGTAATCGGCTGGGTCTCGAGCTGGGTGGCCGCTTCATGGCCCATGAAGGGCGTCTCGGCACCGAACGCGGCCTCGACGTTCTCCTTCGTGGTGGCGGGCGCGCGGGTGACCCCGGTGGTCTGGTCGATCACTTCCTGCGGGCCGCGGTTCGCGCCCATGCGGATCGCTTCCGTCGGGTTCGGCGGGACCGTCGTGCCCTGCTGGTTGTCGAACAGGTCGCCCTGCGGGCCTGCATCGATCGTGGTGTCGTGCCCCTGCATGGCGGCGTCGACATGTCCACCCACGTTGTAGGGGTTGGTCGTGAACAGCTCACCCTGCTGGCCGAGGGACGGGTCGGCCACTGCCTCGCCGGCCGCGTCGGCAGGCTTGCCCGTGTCCTTGCCCTCATTCGCGCCCTTGAGCGCCGACTTGCCACCCATGAACGGGCGCAGCATGACGCCACCGAGCGCACCCACCGCGAAGTCACCCGCGATGTGCGAAGCGACATCCTTCGACCACGGCTCACCGTTACCGACGTTCTCACCGATGCGCGAGCCCGCGCCCATTGCCGCGTTCTGCGTGCCCTGGTCGACCACCACCCCGGCCGCGCGGCCGACGAAGTCACCGGCGAACTTGGCGCCGACGCCTTCTGCGTAAGGTGTGAGGTACTTGCCGCCGAGATACGTCGTCGCTGCTGCGACCGGCGCGGCGATCGCTGCTGCCTTGTAGGCACCGGCGGTGTTGTTGGGGTCCTTGTCAAGCACGTTCTGCGCGGACGTGCCAGCAGCCTGCGCACCGAAGACGACCGGCGCGGCGGGGCCTGCAGCAATACCAGCCGCGAGCGACGGCGCCGCCTTGACCGCTTCCATCACAGCGACGGACGGGTTGTGCATCACCGCGGCTGCGGTGTCCCCGAAGCCCTGCGCTTCCTCGACCGCCCGGTTGGCGGCCTGCTGCCTGTCCGAGTAGCCCTTGGCGAGATCCGCCTGAACCTGCGCGCCGGTGAGCGCCTGCTTCGGAGCGCCCTGATCCACGAGATACGGCGCGGCGCCGTCGGTCACGTGCCGGCGATAGTCCTCGATCGCAGCGTTCGACGTGTTGCCCGAGGCGAGGCTCGCGAGACCCTTGCCCGCCTGCGCGGCACCTGCGAGACCCTGAAGCCCGGCGACACCCACATCGCCGAGGCGGCGCAGCGCGCCCTGCTTCCCATGCGGCTCAGGCGTTCCGTCAACCGGCTCGAAGTCGTGCAGCACCCCGCCGGAAGAATCCTGCTGGGTGTCGTGATGCAGGTCGCCGCCGACCGGCTCGAAGCCTTCGAGAGCTGCCATGAGTGTCCTTTATTGCGGGAGACCGGGGATTGCTGCGGTCTGTGGTCCAGCAGGGATCTGGCCGTTGGGACCCAGCGGCGGCTGCACCGGTTGCGCGCCGTCGTTACTGATCGGCACAAAGGTGGCCATCGCTTCACGCTCGCTGCCGTACCACCGGTTGTCCGCGCCGCGGTAGCCCGTGCGGCCGTCCTTGCCCTTCGAGACCTGCACCCCGCCAGGGGATGCGTCGCCGCCCGGGGGCACCGCGCCGTTGATCTTTTCGAGCGCGCCGGTCTTGACGTTGAACTGCATCGAGCGGCCGGGGTTCTTCGCATCCACCCACAGGCCGGGGGTCGTCGCCGACTCCTTGAAGTTCGCACCGCCGAGGGCGCCGCCCGCGGCTCTCATGCGCGCGACGTCGCGGCGCGCGTCCGCGCCGGTCTGCGCGGTGTCACGGCGCGTGTCGTTGGTGGCGTCGTTCTTCAGCTGGCTGGACAGATATCCGGCGCCCGACTTCGGCGAGAGCGCAGTAAGCACGCGCTCATCGTTCGCCTGCTGGGGCGAGCCCGGGTAGTTCGGGTTCTGCATGTTCGTCTGGTAAGCACGCAGCGCGGTCTGGTAGTTGGACTCGGCTGTGTTGCTGTTGTCCACGCCGGTCGCCTGACTGCGGTAGAGCCCGCTACGCGCACCGGCCTCGCCAGCCTGCGAGTTGTAATAGTTCGCCTTCGCCGGCGCGAGCGAGGCATCCGCGTCGGAGGCATTGGCCGAGGCGTTGTTCTTCCGAATCACGGAGGGCGACTGATCCTTGTTCACGATCGCGTTCGTCATCGACGCGTTCGCGCTCGTCTGCTGCGAGTCGGCGTTCTGCATCTGCGGATACATGGTCGGATCGGCCTGCAGCAGCCGGGTCTTGATGATGCCGTTCTGCAGGAAGCCCGCTGCCGCGTACTGCACGTGCGGGTCGGTCAGGTCATAGGTCTGCCCGCTGGGCTTGCCGTCCGGTCCGACGACCGACATCTTGGTGCCGGTCGCATCAAACGACACCGGCATATTCAACTCACGCGCCTTGTCCGCGATGCTCTTGGCGCCGCCCGCGATGTCACCCTTGCCCACCATGCCGGTGACGCCGTTGTAAAAGTCGTGCGCCTCACGGCCGACGTCCATGATGCTTTTCTGCTGCGTATTCTTCAGCCGCAGTCCTTCGCCCTGCGCGGACGCGTTGCCGTACTGGGCCGACTGCAGCGGCTGGCCGCGCCGAGCCATCGCCGCCTGCACATCTTGGTTATACGAGGGCGAGTTGGGGTCGAGCGTCGAGAGGTCCTGCTGCAGCCCACGCTGATTATCGATATCAAGCGCCATCGCCTGATTCTTCAGCTGCGTCTGCTTGGTGTCGGCGAGGCCACGATACGTGTCGAGGCCCGACTTCATGGCCTGCCCACCCGCGATATACCAGTTGATCGTCATCTCATTCCTCGCTTACATCGTGAAGCCATAGGAGTTGCTGCCGACCCCCCAGTTATTCGCCGCGCTCGCCGCGCCAGCTCCGCCGCCGCCTCCGCCACCACCCCCACCACCGAACGCGCCGAGCAGGCCACCCCCCACCGCGCCGATCGCCGCACCCCACGGGCCAAACGCCGAGCCGATCGAAGCACCCGACATCGCACCGCTGCCGATGTTGCCGAAGGTGCTACCGCCGCCACCGCCACCGCCTCCACCGCCGCCCATGCTGCCCATGATCCCGCCGATGCCACCGAGCATCCCGCCGAGCCCCGAGGACTCTTGTTGGTTGAGCTGCTGCTGCGCGTTGAGCTGCTGGCCGTAGCCCTGCATCTGCGTGCCGTACGAGCCGAGGCCAAGCTGGCCCGCCTGATACTGCATGCCGCCGGCGGTTGAGTAGGCGGCGTTGTTGGCTCCACTCGCGTTGATCTGGTTGTTCACGCCCAGCTGACCCGCGTTGATGATCTGGCTGTTCGTGTTGACCGCCTGATTGCCGGCGTTCAGCCCCAGCTGCGTGGCGCCCAGGCCGAGGTTCGCCGCGCTCTGGCCGAGCTGCTGCGAGGAGAGGCCGAGCTGATCCGCGCCCAAGCCGAGCTGACCCATGCCCATGCCGAGCTGCTGCTGCGACTGGCCAAGCTGCTGCGAGCCGAGGCCGAGCTGACCGGCGCCGAGGCCGAGCTGCTGTTGCTGCGTGCCGTAGCCCGGGAGCACCGAGCCCAGCTGCTGCGCCTGCGTCTGCATGTTCCAGCCAAGCTGCTGCGCGGCCACGCGCGCGCGGGTCGCGGCGGCTGCCTGCTGTGCGGCCTGATTGATGCCGTTGGCGTTCCACATGCCTTGGAACGCGCCGGAGGCCGGGTTCACGCCGGCGGCCTGCATCTGCATCTTCTGCGCTTGGGCCTGCGCGTTGAATGTGTTATTGACGTCGCCGATAGCAAGCTGCGCCTGCTGTTCGAAGTTGGCGTCGGTGTTGTAGGCGTCGGCCGCCTTCTGCATGTTCTGCAGTGAGGGCAGGAACGTCTGGTTATAGGCGTCGCTGTACTTCTGGCCGTTCGCGTTGAACTGCTGTTGCATCTGCTGATACTGCTGGGCCTGCGTCTGATACTGCTGGGCGGCCTGCATCATCGCGGCCTGCTGGTCGCGATAGTCGTTGCCGATACCCTGGTAGTTCGTCGCCTGCTGGTTGAGTGCCTGCTGCTGGGCCTGATACTGCGCGGCCTGACCATAGAGGCCCTGCTGTTGCTGCTGGAAGACGTCGGCCTGATGCTGCATCTGGCCCGACTGGTTCGCGACGTTCGAATTCTGCGCGGCGATCGCCTGCTGGATCTGCGGCCCGTACTGCGTAAGGTAGGCTTGGATCTGCTCCGACGAGAGCTTGTTGATCCCGCTCTGCGCGGCGGCGATCGACGGGTCAGCCGGGGGCGGCGCAGGCACGTCCCCACCGCCGCCGCTCTTACCATGCGGGTGGGCCCATACGCCATACTTGGCCTTAGCGAGTGTGCGTAGCAGGTTCATGGCTTAATCCATCGACATTCGTCGCGCAACATTCCGTAGACAATCAGGTCGGTGCCGTCAGCCATGCCGCGGCGCATCGTCCCCTCGTTGACAAACCCCACGTGCTCATCGAACTTGCGGGCGGCGGCGTTCTCAGCGCCCACCAGCCCGGTTACTCGGCTGCACCCCAGCTGCAGGAACGGGTAGGCGAAGAACCGGAACATCGCCTCCTTGGTGGCCCAGCGCGCACCCGGCTCAGCGGCCACATGCATGCAGATGTCGTTACCTGAGTAGCGGTCGTAGACCACCGCCGCGATCAACTTGCTGTCGCGTTCCACACCAATTGCGATCGACTTCGGGAATGTCGCGCCGATGCGCGCTTCCGCCCATCGCACCACCCGCTCGTCTTCGCCGTAGATAAATTCGAGTGCCATAACTAGCTAACCTTTTAGCACCAACGGGCTCACATGCACAGTCATTCCCCGGCCGCGTTAAGGCGTTGGATGATCGCGTTCAGGGCCCCGATGATTTGCGCTGTGCTGGCGTTCGCCGGCAGCTGGGTGAGCGTCACCGTGCCACGGCGCGCGCCGGTCATCAGCTCGACGTTTTCCTTGAGCGCGTTGACGATCTGCGCGAGCCCCGAGTCGAGCCGCATCGTGCTGGGGATCGGAGGCTTCCTGAGCGCGCTCACGTCTGCCTCAGCTCAGCGATGGTGGTGGCGAGCGTGACGCGGCGCACCGGCGCGTTGCCGGTGATGAGGACTTCCCAGTCGGTCGCCTTGAACGTCGAGGGCAGCCGCACGGGCTCATCCGAGCGCATACCGGTTTCGAATACATGCACACCATCGGCAAAGAGCGTGACCTGGATGTTGCGCACGTCCTCCGGCTCCACGATCGGGATCAGGTTGCTGCCGTTGAGGATCAAGCCATCCACCAGTGGGTCATTTGGACAGCCGCCGAGCGAGCGGTTGCCCGCCACCGCCGCGGCGAAGGTCGTCGCGTTGGCCGCGAGGTCGCGCTGGATCTGCTCGTTGAAGGCGTCGCCGCCCGCGATATAGCTGTAGTCGGCCCTCACCTTGAGCGCGCCGAAGTTGGTCGGCTCGGTCATCTGGAAGATCCGCGAGCGCCACTGGTAGATGGTCGCGTTATGCGTATCCGCGTCGAGCTGGTAGATCTTGTTGTCGTCGGCGTTGACCGCGAAGATGTTGCTGTTGCGCCGGTCGACGTAGGTGCAGGTGGCCGGGAAGTCGAAGGTCGCGAGCGGCGGCGTATCGGCGCGCGAGAACACGAACGCCGAGGTCGGCCCGCTGCCGTTGTTGAAGAAGCCGATGTACATATTGTTGTACAGCAGGCCGATGATCGAGCTCGGGTTCTGCACCTGCCACTCGTCGCGGGTGTAGAGCGGCTGGGTGACGTTGTCCTGCGCGCCGGGGCCGATTGCCACCAGCCCGTTCGGGCTCGCGTACATCACACCCCATTGATCAGACACGATCGAGCGCTTCGAGGTGCACGGCTGCAGGATCGGCAGCTTCTCCTGTGACATCGCCGCGGGCGACTGGCCGGAGAGCAGGTACGGGTTCGCCTCGGTACCGACGAACAGCGTGGTGCCGAAGGTGCCGATCCCCACGATCGGATACTCGGTGGTCTGCATGTAGCTGACCGGCCACGCGTGCGGCTTGTAGGGCTCACAGAACCAGATCTGGTTGCCGGTGAAGCCCGCGAGCATGCCGTTGGACATCTCGGTCAGGCCCTGCAGATCCGCGGGCGGCGGGGTGAAGAAGGTCGACTCGAGCGTCTGCCCGAGCTGCGTGGTGATGAGGTTGTCGACGAACGACGCCGTGCCGATCGTGATCTGCTTGACGAACTGGAACGCCACCGTGGTCGCGCCCGTGACCGTGCGGTAGATGTTGATGAACTTCCAGTTGTAGAAGCCCGCCGGCGGCGCAGCGAACCCGGCCACCGTGACGGTGGCTCCCGAGCTCGAGACGGTCACCAGCGCCGCGGGACTCGGGGCCGACTCCTCGAAGATGGTGCCGAACTGCGAGACGTACGTATAGACGTAGGAGCGCGTGTCAGCGGGCGCGGCCGTGGCGCTGGGCGTGAGCGTCGGCGCGGTGGTCGGCGCGGGCACGCCCATCTCGTAGAAGGCAGCCGGATAGGGACCCGGCCCGGTGGACGCGAGCGCCCAGTTGGTCTTCTTCGGCGAGAAGTTCTCACCGGTGTAGTAGAGCCGCCAGTCGCCGCTGTCCGCGAGCACCGAGGCCACCACGTCCACGTCGCCCGCCCAGGTCAGCCAGCGGGTCTGCAGCAGGTCCGGGTTGTAGTGCTGGTAGATCGCCTTGACGTTGGCGTTGGCCGGCGTGAACACCGTCAATGGCTTCTGCCACGGGCGCAGCTCGCCGGACTGCAGCTTCACGTTGCGCGCGAGCTGCGCGTTGGAGACGGGCAGCCGCGTCGGGCCCGAGCGCGGGATGATGCCCGAGAAGCCGTCGATCGCGATCGTGGACATATCAGTCGGGGAGCGTGGCGTTGGCGCCAGCGTCTTCGTGGATGGAGAGCTCGCAGTGATCCTTCTGGAACAGGTCGAGGAAGCGGCACAGGACGCAGCCCCACAGCTTGCCCTTGCGCTGCGCCTTGCCCGCGCGCGACGAGATCGTCTCGTTTGCGTCGCCGCCGGTGAGCACGTTGCCCGCCTCGTCCAGCAGGCGAAGCCAGTTCATCAGGTACAGTTTGAGCAGTTCCATCTTTAGCCCCGTGGGTCAGTGGTAACGCGCGGGTCGGCCTGGGCCTTGCCGCGGAAGAATGAGGCCACGCCGAGGATGCCGCCGATCGCGAACACGAGATCGGTCGACAGCGCCACCGGCTGCACGTGAAAGAGCGGCAGCACCCACAGGGAGTTGATGTAGAGCCCGAACGTGAAGCCGATGAACGGCCGCCAGCTGTAGGTCGGCCAGTGATCCGCCTTCGCCTCGACCTGCATGGTCGTGTTGACCGTCTGCATGTTGGCGGTGTCAGCGGCCAGCTCGGCCTTCTCCACGTCGGCGGCGATCTGCGCGAGCGTGACCTGCTGCGCCATCACAGCCTGCTGGAACTGCAGCGAGAGGTTCGGATCAGCCTGCAGCGCGGCGAGCGCGGCGTCGGGCGCGGACTGGCCGGTCACCACCTGCGCGATGCCCACGACCTTGCCCGCGATGTCCTCGGCCTTGGAGCCGCCGAGCCAGCCGGCAATCATCGGCGCGAACTGTGCGAGCGCCATCGCGATGGGGATGAGCGGCATCACTTCGCTCCTTTCTTCAGGTTCGCGGCGATGCGGTTGGCCCAGCCCTTACCGAACGTCGCCCACGTCGAGAGCGACGTGAAGTAGGTGATGCGCAGCGCGTTCCAGCGCATCATGAATTTGAGCGGGTCGGTGGCCTGCACCGCGGCGACCGTTGCCGGTCCGATCAGGCCATCCACCTTGGCGCCGCTCGCGCCCTGCATCCAGATCACGCAGTGCCCGCCGTTGTAGTTCGCATCGAAGATCTGGAACGCCACGCGCGGGTCAAACGTGTCGAGCCGCAGCGGGTCCCAGTACAGCTTCTTCGCGATCGCCTTGGCGGTCTCTTTCGGCAGATTCTTCATCGCCCCGGTGTAGCCATAGGCGCGCGCCACGCGTGCGGTGACGCCCCACATGGTTTCGCCACCGGGGTCCTTCGGGTTGTTCGAATAGCCGCCCTCGTTGCCGATCAGGGCGTCGAAGGCGTCATCGAAGCTCGTCACTTACGCCGCCGGGGTCTCGGTGGCGTCGCCAGCCGGCGCGTCCGGTGCGGGGGCAGCCGTCTCCGCCTTGGGCTTCATGTGGCGCGGCACGCGCGGCTTGGACTCCTGCACGGCTTCGGCTTCCGCTGCAGCCAGCATCGCCTGACCTTCTTCGGTCAGCACCACCACCGGCACCATGTCGCCGATCACGCGGCGATTGGCCATCTCGCCGACGATGATCTTGTCACCGACCACTTCCGCGCCCGCGTGGGCGATAAAATCCTGAATCGACATTGCCATGCTGCACTCCACTTATTGACTTGTTGGGGGTTACTTCCTCACCTGCGATTCGATGCGCGCGATGTTAGCGCGTATGTCCTCGCGGATCTGCTCGATCAGCTCCTTCATGTCCTGCTTGAACTCGACGTGCATGGTCTGCAGGTCAGCCTTCTTCATGTATTCGCCTGCCACTTCGACGCGCAGCTTGGTGTGCGCATTCTGCAGGTTCTCAAGCTTTTCAGCGGTGACCCGCTGGTCATCCCGGACAGACTTCACATACCCTCCGATCACGGCCGATACCGCCGTGAACAGCAACGTGATGGCCAACGAAAGCCATGTGTTGATGTCCATGAATCCCCCGAGAAATTGGTCTTTTGTTAGCAGGTTCCAGTTTACTAAGCCGGGATACCTGTGTACATGATGTAGGCCAGCGCATAGTACGGCGGCCGGTTCTCGAACGCCGTGCCGGAGCCCGCGTTCTGAGTCGTGATGGCCGTGCCGCTCGCGCTCAGGAACACGCCGGTGGCGTGCGCTTGGATCGAGACGCCGGTGCCGCTCGCGCTCAGGAACACGCCGGTAGCCGCCGGGTTGATGCCGATGTTGGCGAACTGGGCTTGGACCGACATGCCGGTGCCCGAGGCGAAGATCCCGATCCCGGTGCCCGAGGTCGTGGTGCTCGAGGACGCGTTGCCGCCGGACGCAGGGCCCGAGAATCCCTTGATTGGGTTGCCGCCGCCGTTGTAGAACACGCCGTGGCTGTGGCCCGGGTCGGCGACACCGTGTGCGTGGCCCGGATCACTCAATCCGTGCCCGTGCGGCGTCTGTGGCAGCGCGTGGTTGTGCGTCGGATCGTTCACGAAGTGGTTGTGCCCGCCGTCATTCACGCCATGCACGTGCGTCGGGTCGTTCACGAAGTGGGTGTGGCCGGGGTCCGTCACGCCGTGCGCGTGAGTCGGCATGTTGGCGATCGCGAGGGTGGTGCTCGCAGCGCCGCCGGTCGCGCCCACCGCGTAGGTGCTGGGGCCCGTACCCGAGCCCGCGCCGACGACGAACTTGTTGCGCAGGTCAGGCGTGCCGTTGGTGCCGTCACACAGGCTCCAGCGCTCGGGGAGCTCGGTGATCGAGCCCGACCACATGACCATGATGCGGCCGAAGATGCTGAGAATCATCGCCTCGAACGTCGCTTTGTCGAGGAAGTCGTTCCACAGTGCAGCCGGCGCGCGCAGCTCGAAGCGGTCACCTGCGTTGAAGGCCGCGGCGGTCGTTCCGTCCTGCCCGCGCACGACCGTGAACGTGTCACCGGCGACCAGCGTCACCTTGACAACTTCCGCGACGTTGGCGGCGTTGACCAGCGTGCCCCAAAACCAGTCACCGGGCGTGAGCGCCGGGAAGCGCGCGCCCTGGCCTGCCGCGAGCGAGACCAGCGTCTGCACCGCGGAGATGTTGCCCGCGAGCGTACCGAACGCACCGTTTTTGATCTTGACCGTCATACGATCCTCTGGAATTCAACCACCGTCGAGTCGCGCGTGAGCGACTTGTCAGCGCGGATGCGGGCCTTGTCACAGGCCACGCGGAACTTGCGCTCGTAGGTGAGCGCGCCCTGCGGGTCAGAGAATGGCTGCCCGTGCATGCTGTAGAGTCGGCCGCGCGCGCCCGCGGCGATGTCCTCGAGGTAGTGCTCGAAGATCGAGCTGTCGGCGCCGGTCGAGTCGCGCGTCGGCGCGAGCGCGGCGCGCAGCGTCACCGCGTTCTCCAGTGCCTCCACCGGATACGGCACCAGCAGGATCTCGGGCTCGATCACCCGCGTGAAGTACGCGGGGGAACCGGCGAGCGTGCGGTAGTCGAGCGTGCGGTAGATGCGCGTGAGCGCGTCAATGGACTTCGGCACGAGCAGCTTGCCGTTGTACCAAGCCTGCACGATGTCGACCAGCACGGTGCCCTCGGGCGTCTCGATCGGGTAGTTCGCCACGTTCGCTTCGGCCGACAGCGGCGCGAGATCCTTCTGCCAGTACCGCGTCTTGCGGCAGAACTCGATCACGGCGTTCTTCACCGCGTTGGTGGCGACGAACTCGGGCACGTCCTGCACGTACGGCAGCACTTCGGCGAGGAAGTCGTCGTACGGCACCGTGCGGTTGTAGATCTCGGTCATGAGGTCGCTCCCGGTACCGGCTGGTTCTTCGGCGCCAAGCTCTGGTTCACGTTGTTGGCGGCATCAGACTTATCCTTCACGCCGAGCGACGTGGTGAACGCCTCCCAGTACTGCTTCGCGAGCGCGAGCCCCGGCGCGTACTCCGCGTCCTTGCTGCACGCGCAATACAGCATGTAATCCATCAGCACGGGGATGAACACCAGACGCAGCGACAGCGGCGTGGCCTCGGTCTCGAGGTCGAGCGGCGCCTGCGAGTAGTTCACCTCGATGTAGTTGTTGCCGTCGCTGGGCGGGTAGACGTAGAAATTCGTCTGATCCTGAATGTCGTAGATGTAGTTCTGCACCACCGCCGAGCGCGGCGCCGAGTGCCAGTTCGGCACCTGCGCGTCCATCAGCTGGCGCGAGACGATGCGCACCGAACGCCCGGGCGTGGTGCCGTTCACGCCCAGGTTGCGGTAGACGTCGAGCAGCATCCAGCCATCGGCGGGCAGCGCCTGCCGGGTACCCGGCTGCAGGTGCACCGCGGCCGTGACGCTCGAGAGGTTCGGCTGCAGCAACACGATCCGGCGCTGCCCATCATTGAGCCAGCTGAGCAACTCCTTGCGCGTCCACCGGACGTTGTCGGGGTCGAGCAGCTGGGTCGCGACCTTGTTGATGAGTGACGTGCCCAAGAACTCGGGCACTTCATCCAGGGTCTGGACAATGATGGACATGGGCGCTTTCTCTTAGGAGATGTCGGCCATCGCTTCCATGATGGCGCGAGCGATGATGGCGTGGCCGGAACCGTTCAGGTGCAGCGGGTCGCCGTACATGCCTTGGGCGATGCCCGTGGCGTACAGCGGAAGCTGCGCGGGCGGATCGATGATCGGAATATCCGCAGCGGTCGCCGTCGCGTACATCGCGTCCTGCCACTGGTTGTAGACCGTCAGGGTCGTGTCGCTCGGGTCGAGCGGCGCGTAGCCCATGTAGATCACGTCACCCCACACTTTGGCCGCGGTGATGAGGTTGGCGAGCTGGGTCTGCGTGGCCGCGATCGTCGACGCCGCATCTTTGTCGTTGAACCAGCCGTTGATGATCGTCACGTTCAGCGCGTTCGTATCCATCAGCACGCTCGCCGCGGCACGCGTGTTCCACGTGTTCGTGTCACCGGCGCCGGTGGTCAAACCGGGCGCGGCGGCATAGGTCGCCAGCGGCGTGCCGGTGCTGCCCGCGTTGATGATCTCGATGCCGGGTTTGCTCGCGATGCGCGTCCCGACCGCCGCGATGAAGGTCGCGTTGGTCTTGCGCTGGAACTGCACCGAGGTCGCCGTGGTGCCACCGGGCACCGTGAGCGTGACCTTCTTCACGCCCAGGATGTCGTTGCTGGTGACCGTCTGCGCGAGCGTGCCGCTGCCGTTGTAGAACACGTCGAAGTTGCCCGACACCCCGGTGTTGTTGTTCATCATCACGAGGACTTCGACCGTGTCGAAGGCGTTCGCCGGCGTGAACGAGATCCGGTTGCCGACGCCGTCCATCGTCCAGCCGCTACCGCCGATGCAGCGGAAGTCGGTCAGCAGGCTGGTGCCGCCCGTGAGTCCCACGCGGGGGTCATAGACCAGCGGGACATCGCCCGAGTTACCGTCGCCCACTGCCCAGTCGGCCGTTGCGCTCATGCCGCGGGCCGCCATCGCCGCGGCGAGATGGGTGAGGAACGACTGGGACCGGCCGTTGGTGAAGGACGTGCCCGCGGCGGCGAAGCCCGCCGTGAACGAGTCGCCGATGCCGAGGATGCGCGCTCGCGCGAAGCCCGACTGGCCGCGGCCCATAATCGCCGCGATCTTGCTGGTGTTCGACTTCTTCCAGTTGCGCAGCGCGCTCTCGCGCACCGTCTGCGTGCCGGTACCGCCGCTGGCCGCCGGGTGGACGTGGTCAGCCCGCGCATACGCCGCGGAGCTGCCGACAGCGCCACTGCCCGACTCGATCAACGGTGTCGTCGACGCCGCCGCCGGGATGGTCGGCGCTGCATGCACGTGGTCAGC